GCACCTGTGAATACACTTACAGGTAACCAAGTTACTGATGTGACAATAGCTAACCAAGTTTTAACTGAAGTGAGCCGTGAGGTACAAGCACAAGGCTGGCACTTCAACACAGAAGACAAAGTTGTCCTCAGCCGTAACGAATTTAATTTTATCGTAATACCTGCAGACGTAGCACGTATCGATACACCTGATTACAACACTGTAATACGTGGTGATAAACTATTTAACTTAGACACACGCAGCTATGAATTTACCACAACTGTTGAAGCATCCATTGTTTACTACCAGGATTTCTTAGAACTTCCTGATGTTGTGAAGAAGTATATTACAACAAGAGCTGCTCGTATCTTCTCAGACCGAATGCTTAACTCAGAAACCATACACAGAATGGTATCTCGTGATGAGCAAAAAGCCCTGATTGACCTAAAAGATTTTGAAGGGGACACAGCGGATTTCAACATGATGGATAGCTATTCAGTATCTCGTGTAATGAACCGTGGGAATAAACGTAGGATACTTTAATGGGAATGATAAGCTCTGCTATCCCCAACTTGATACAAGGCATATCGCAACAATCACCAGCTCTGAGGCTCTCGTCTCAGGCTGAAGTGCAAGTTAATGCGTTTCCTTCGCTGGTTGAGGGACTACAAAAGCGACCACCGCTTGAACATGTGGCTATTATGAATGCATCCGAAACAACGGGGTCATTTACACAATTAATAAATCGTGATGCAAATGAACGCTATTTCATGTTCATAAATGCAAGTAATCAGATTTCTATCTATGATTTAGCAGGGAATGCCAAAACTGTTACTTATCCAAATGGCACAAACTATTTAACCTCAAGTACACCTGCTACTGACTTTAGAGCAGTGACTGTTGCTGATTATACATTCATCGTGAATTCAAACCAAACGGTTGCAATGAGTTCACAACTTACACCGATATATCCATACACTGGTTTGATAGCTGTAAAACAAGGTGATTATAATCAACGATTTACAGTTTATCTTGATGGTAGTGTAGCTGCGGATATTACTACTTCTGAGACTGACCAAGTTCAAACTCGTACAGATGACATCGCTACACGCCTGGCATCAGCAATAAATGGTCAATCAAACTTCACTGCACAAGCAGATGGTTCAACAGTTGTCATAAATAAAACTGGCAATGCATCTTTTGACTTAGCTACTTATGATAGTTTGGGAGATACAGCATTAAGTCCAACTGTAGGAACAGTACAAAGATTTGATGATTTACCAAGACAAGCACCAGATGGATATATTGCTCACATTCAAGGTGACCAAACAAACGATTTTGATGATTACTATGTAAAATTTGTAAGTGATAACGGGACACAAAGTAAAATTGGTACTGGTACTTGGATTGAGTGGGCAAAACCAAACATCGAATTCGAGCTGAATGCAGCTACTATGCCTCACTTATTGATACGCCAAGCCAACGGTAGCTTTACTTTTGAGCAAGCAGATTGGGGTGATAGGGCAGTTGGAGATGAAATCTCTATTCCTAATCCTTCATTCGTGGGTAAAAAGATAACAGACGTTTTCTTCTTTCAAAACCGTTTAGGTGTATTGGCAGATGAAAATGTAGTTATGTCGAGGACATCAGATTACTTTGATTTCTTTGGGACAACTGCAAGAAGTCTGTTGGATAATGACCCAATCGATGTTGCAGCAAGTCACGTTAAGGTTTCAGCACTTAAACATGCGATACCATTTGACCGTAAATTATTACTCTTTTCTGACCAAACTCAGTTTATTTTGAAGGGTGGAGATTTCATCACACCTAAGAATACATCGATAAGCCAAACAACAGAGTATGAATCAAGTACAACATCCAGACCTGTTAGTGCTGGCAGTGTGGTTTACTTCCCGTCTACGAGAGGTGGATTTACCTCAGTTCGAGAATACTACGTTATTGATGATACTGACCGTTCTGATGCGCAAGATGTGACAGCTCACGTAGCTAAATATGTGCCTGATAGTGTTTATAAGATGGCGACAAGTACAGCAGAGAATGCTTTGGTTGTCCTCAGTTCACAAGAACCCAGTAAAATATACATATATAAATATCACATGGCTGGTAGGGAAAAGGTTCAATCTTCTTGGTTTGAATACACCTGCACTGGCGCAACAATACTAAGTGCTGAATTTATTGAGAGTTCATTATTTGTTGTGGCAAACAAAGCAGGTAAAACAATTCTATTCCAAATGCATTTCGATGCAGGTCGCTTTGATACAAACCAATCATATGTAACCAGGCTTGATTATAGATTAACAAACACTCAAGTAACCAAGTCATATAATAGCAGTACAAATCGAACNACTATCACCACACCATANGCNCTTACAGCTCCTGTANTTGTAACTCGTGGTTCAAGCCAAGGAAATATTCTCCCTAATATCTCTGTATCTGGTGCAACTATTGTTGTGTCAGGCAATCATACATCTACTGAATTTTATGTGGGTGAGAGATATTCGATGACATATGAGTTCTCTGAACCAACCTTGAAAGAACCAACTGCAACTGGGGGTCGTGTTGCCATTACTGGTGGACGATTACAAATAAAGCACTGGTTGCTTCGCTATCAAGACAGTGGTGATTTCACAGTAAAAATTCAACAAAAGGGCAGCTCTACTTCAAAGGATTATGTATTTACAGGCTTTGTGGTGGGTGATGGCACAAGTACATTAGGTGCAAATGCACTCACATCAGGGGATTTTAAGTTTCCTGTTATGTCAAAAGCTGACCGTATTAGAGTTATAATCGAGAGCAATAGTCATCTCCCATGCCAATTCTTATCGGCAGAATGGGAAGGAAATATGCATCTCAGGTCAAGAAGAGTTAATGGATAAATTACTTACACCAACCACGGTGGAAGACGTAAGATACATAGCTCCAAAACTTAGAACAGCAGATAAGAATGAATGTCAGGCGGCAACAGGTAAAGAGCCGCTAGATGTCCTGTTGGCAAGTTTGGAAATAGGTGACCTCACACTGACCCTTCGAACACCACAAGGTGAACGAGTTGGGTTGTGTGGGGTCGTTGCGTCTCACCTAGACAACGCAGGTATTATTTGGATGTGTGCAACAGATGACATCTATCAACATCAAATGACCTTTCTGCGTAACAGCAAGGCAGCTCTGGCTAAGTTAAGCCAGGGATATACTGTCTTATTTAACTGTGTAGATGCCCGAAACACTGTCCATATGAAATGGCTTGAATGGATGGGCTTCACGTTCATCAACAAGCACGAAAAATATGGGGCTGAAGACAGGCCCTTTTACGAATTTCTAAGGATAAATAATCATGTGTGAACCAATGACAATGGCTGCTGTAGCAGGTGGTGGTGGAACAGCTGCAGCTGCATCATCAGCATCAATGGCTATAAAAGGCATATCTACGATTGCGCAGGTTGCAGGGACAATAGACGCAGCAAACAAAAAGAATGAAGCTGTCCACCGTAACGCCAATGCAGCCAAAGACGCTTACTTTTTAAAATCTAAACAGGCAAACTTACGAATTGTCCAAGAACAAATACAAGCATCACAACAAAAAATGGATGCTGACTTAAAGGCAATGCGCTCACAAGGTACAGCAATAGCTGCAGCCGCAGGGGCAGGTGTGCAAGGTGCAAATGTAGAACAGCTGGTAAATGACTTTGAGCGTTCTGAGGGTGTACTTACAGACCGTATTTCTCAACGCTTAGATGGTATGAAAGCCCAGAACGAAATGGACAAACTTGCATTCCAATCTGAAGCGCAAAGCAGAATTAACTCAATGCAACCTGAGAGTTTTACAGAAACATTATTCAAAGTTGCTGAACCAATAGCTGGTTTCGGCATCGACCATTACGATACGCAAGCGCGTCTCGCAGCAGTATAGGGGTATAATTAATGGCTAGAAGAGTAGTCGGAAACCCATTCGAGAACCAATTGCCCACAGTAGCAGCGACTGCACGTCCTGTAGATACATATGTTCGTGCTGTTGTAGAGAAAAGTCCACTTGAAGGATTAGCCAAATTATTAAGCAATCTTGAAAAGAAAGCTGTTCCCGCACTTCAAAGAGAAGAAGAGAGAAGAGCAAATGCTGAATATGCTGAGGGCGTAGAACTTTACAACAAAAACCGTATTGAAATGGGGCAAGCCGTTAAAGATGGTCTTATCGATGAAGGTGCAAGTCCATATCTGAGAAAAGGGTATAGAATATCACATCTCAGTGCGATGGGCGCACGATATACAAATGAACTGAGCAATGCTTTAGATAACCAAGAGCTTTACAAGAATGGTAATCCTGAAAGCATCTCAGATTTTACGAATAAATTTTATACAGATTTCCAAGAAAATAACGGTCTTGATGACTATGAAAATCTTGAGGTAGCTGAGTATTTCTCAGGTGCAGCATCAAAAGCAAATGAAGCATTCCGTCAATCTTGGACTGAGAAAAACGTGGCATGGCAGAAAGACCAAAACTATGCTGCATGGACAAATGAAATAAGCACATATGCAGATGCAATGTTCTTAGAAGATGACACTGATTTAGAGCGTGTAATCAAAGCAGATGGTATGGCTAAGTGGCTTAACAACAAAGCTAAACTAGCTGAAATAGATGGAATGGACAGAGAGAAGGTCAATAAGACTATAATCGATTCCATTGTATTATCAGCCTATGAGTTGAAAGACCCAGATGTTCTTGATGTACTTGATAGTGTTGTAACAGGTACAGGTAAGTTAGGTGGAAGCATTGCAGCTCGTGAAGCTGTTTTTGATGCTCGTGCCAATATATCAACGATTATTGCTAATGAAGAAGTGGCAGCAGGTAAGGCACTCGCACTACAGCAGAAGAAGTTTGTGGCGAATGCAGAGACTGACATTACAAGCCTAATTATACAATCAACAGTATCAAATATTACACCTGAGAAATTAGTAGAACTAAACGGTCAGGTTGATGCTGTCATGGTTGAGCTGATGAAATCAGGACAACAAGGTAACAGTGATGCTTCTAGTCTTTATAGAACCCTTGTTAAGTTTCGACAGGCGCAAGCCAAGGTCGGTGCTGAAAATAGAGGTGATAAAGATGACGCATTTGCAGCTGTCATGTCACAGCTTGCCTCTGAATCTAGCATAACTGATGTATATCAATTACTTACAACTGCTGTTGAAGATGATGTTATCGACCCAAAAGACTCAACCACGCTGCTTAGTCAGTGGAAAACTGTTTATGGAACAGGTGAAAGCCTTGATTTCTTAACGCCAAATTCACCATCTAAAACTGTAAAAGGTACTCTTTTAAAAGCTATTGATGGCCTAAATACATTTGACATCGCTGGTGGTTTAAAAGTTCGAAATGCCAGTAATATGTTTGATAAAAATTACATGGAACAAAAAGTTCTTTGGAAACAGGCTAATCCAGGTGCAATGTTTACAGATGCTGTTCAGTATAAAATTGCACAAGATGCTGCAGTATTAACTGAAAGGTCTTTCATTCCATTAGATGACGCAGGTGTTGCTATATCTGACCAAATAACAAATGAAAATGAATTTGATGATACGCAGCGAATGCTTGCAGAAGAAGCAGAAGCTGCAGCTAGAGAAGCAGCAATTGTTTCTGCATCACAATCAAATTCTGGTGAAACAACATTAACAACAGATGAAATGCTAAACCAAATAGAGGGGGGTAACTAATGGCAGATGAAAATGTGCAAGAGTTTAAAATCCTCAAAAGTCCAGAAGAGCTACAACGAGCCAAAGATATTCTCATTAAAGGTGGTGCTGGTTCAGTTCCAACATTTGAAAAGATATATGGTGCTGGTTCTGCAGAGAAAGTCATAACAGATACATATGAGTTACCTGCAGCACCAGAAGAACAAGGCATATTGGGCAATATATTTGATACTGTTACAGATATGGGTATTGGTCTTGCAGATGGCGTAGAGACAGCAATCAATGAAACTGCACAAACAATTAATAGTGCAGGTGAGTTTCTTGAAGATAAATTCAATACTGGACGACTTGTTTGGGAAGATAATGATAATGACGGTAAGGCTGATAGCCTTATACCTACTTATTATGACAGAGAGAAAGTTGTCGCCAATAAAGACAAACTAGGTCAAGATTTTATAACAAGTGCTGTTGAGAACATAGACCTTATATCAGAGCCAGAAACGGCTGCTGGTGGTATTGTTAAAGGTATCTCACAGTTTGCTACATCATTTTATGCACTTGGAGGCGGAAAAAGCCTGGCAAGAAGTATAGGTATAGGTGCTGTAGCAGATGCGACAGCCTTTGACCCATATGATGCAAATATTTCAAACTGGTTAGTTGATAATGATTGGGCAGTCCCATATTTAAATGAAGCGTTAGCAACTGATGCAAATGATAGTGAATGGGAGAATAGACTTAGGAACTCTGTAGAAGGTGGTATTCTAGGTTTAGGTGTGGAAAGCGTTGTAGGTATAATTAGACTTGCTCGTGGTTCTCGTAAGGCAAAAGCTGAAATTGAAGAAAATGGTGTAGTATCTGATGAAACATTGGCAGAAATTGCTGATGCAGAGACAAGTATTAAGCCAGAGAGTGAACTTGAAGTTGATGCAGATGTAGAACCAGTAGCGGTCAAACCAAGTGATATACCGCCAAAGGTGAATACAAAGTCACCAGAACAACCAAAAGCACCAAAAACCTTTGTTAATATGGATTTCGTGCGTAACACGATTAATAAAGCCAGAGTAAAAGATGAAGTTGTTCCAATCGGTGCATTAGATGCTGATGGCAACGATATGGGTTTATTTAACTATGATAAGATGGATGGCCCACCTGATGCATTTAAAATTATGGAAAGTGTCCAGGAGCAACTCAAGGCAAGTGATGTTGCAAAGAGTTTAGGCTTAAATAAAGAAGAAACCCATAAGCAAGTCTATAATGACTCAGTTCAACAAGTTGCAGACTTAATAGGAGGCAAATCTGAAGATATAGGTAAAACCTACTTAGATGCTGCAAAAATCACTGCGGATAGCGCACAAAAGATTGTGTCTGGTAAGATGGTTCTACAATCAACAGGTCGTAGAATTAACCAATTAGCTGACATAATTACTAAGTTGCAGCGAACAGGGGATACAGACACAGCCATTGAGAGACAGCTAGTCGACTTAATGAAAGTACATGCTGATGTGCAAATGGCTGTTAAAGGAATACAAACTGCAACAGCTCGTGCTGTTTCAGCAGGGCGTATCAGAACTGCAGATGCATTAGACGATATAGCCTTAGATAGGCTGGCACAATTTGGTGGCTCAATGACAGTTAAGAAACTGGCAAAGCAAATCCAAGGTGCTAAAGGTAATCCAGCTGCGCAAGCTAAACTTATAGAAAAAGCAAACTATAATAAGGTGTTAGGGGTCATAAATGAAGTATGGATTAATGCTATACTCTCTGGCCCACGTACACATTTCGTAAACCTTGGTTCAAACACTTTCAACTTATTAGCACGACCTGCAATAAGAAGTGTTGGAGGTATCTTAACAGGTAATACGCAAGTTGCTGAAGAAGGTGTCAGACAATATGTGTATCTTCTCAATGAAGTTCTTGAGTCTGTGAAATACATTGGAACGCTCGGTCATCAAAGTAATGATAGTGCAATCGCAAATACATTTCGCTCATTTCGTCAAAATGAGGGTGTTCTTGATACTGCTACTAAGTTTGACCCAAGTATAGGGCCAAAACAGGCAATATCATCTGACAGAGGTGGGATTGTTGGCGGTGGAATAAACTTTCTAGGAAAAGCCGTAACACTATCTGGGCGAACACTTACTGCTGAAGATGAGTTCTTCAAGCAGCTTATCTTCCGTTCACGCCTAAAATCTATGGTGACAGCGCAAGCACGTAGGATGGATGCAGATGGATTAAAGGCTCTTGGCTATAAAAGCAGGGATGAATACATCAGTGGTGAAGTAGGCAAGGCTATTAATACTAAAGAGAACCTGGCTGAAAAATGGGAGAAGATGGTCAAAGAAGGTAAAGTGCTAGATGATGAAGCCTCAAAAGCTGAATTTATTAGGCAAAATACTGGGTCGTATAATCATACAAGTGAAACAGCAATCAAAGCACTTGATGAGGCTCGTGAGACTACATTCACTACACCACTTAGAAGTGGTACATTTACGGCGCAACTTCAGCAGGTAGTCAATAAATTCCCTGCGTTGCGACAGGTAATGCCATTTATTCAAACACCAACAAACATATTACGAGTTTCATTTGAGCGTTTGCCCATTTTAAACTTTGCTATGAAGCGTCAGCGTGAACTGATTAGAAACGGTACACCTGATGAAAAAGCTATTATCATAGGTAACCTTACTTTAGGTGCTGGATTTACTGCATATGCCCTTAATTTAGCCATGAATGGCAAGATTACAGGGGGTGGCCCATCTTATACGACTGATACTAATGAGGCAAAGCTGTGGAATGCATCGCCTGATTGGCATCCGTATTCAATCAATGTTGGTACAAATGAAAACCCAGAGTGGCTTGAGCTAAAGCGTTTAGACCCACATGGTATGGCTTTTGGTATTGTTGGTGATATTTATGAAATGATTGAGCATATGGATGAACCTGATGCAGAACTGACTGATTTAGTTGGTATGGTAGCAGGGGCATTTGCTAATAACGTCAT